TAGAAAAATATTTTATAATGGATAGCATCGAACACACAACAGATCCAAATAATCCTATAGACGATCATTTTATTGCAGTAATGAGGACTAAATAATGTTAAAGCCAGTATTTGAAGATGTAACAAACTTTAATTGTAGTGATCTATATTTAAGGTCTGTAGGTGCTCCTGCGGGAAATAAGATATGGTCAACCTGCCATGAAATTGCACACATGCTTATTGAAAAGAATATATCATATGGAAACTCAGCTCTGGAGCCAGCTAGAATATTTTCGACGGCGGATAGCGTAGAGCAACTCAAGGTTAGAATCGATGATAAGTTAAATAGGGTTAAAAATAATCAAGGTTACGCTGGAGATAATGATATAGATGACCTTATAGGGTACCTAGTATTATATAAAATAGCTAAATCTAGTTGATTTTTTAGTCGACTAAGAGTATACTCTAACATATGTCTGAAATTGAATTAGCTGATCATTTTGATCGCATGAATAAAGTAGTTGAAGAACTGCTAAAAGGTAATAACCCAACCCAAATTTCTACCCTTACAGGCTTTAAGAGGGCCGAAGTTGTTGAGTTGATAGGTGAGTGGAAGAATGTCGTACACAACGACACAGCGGCCCGTGAGAGGGCTAAAGAGGCTGTCTCTGGAGCAGATCAACACTACGCAATGTTAATTAAAGAAGCCTGGAAAACAGTAGAAGATGCTGATCAGGCTGGACAGCTTAGCGTTAAATCAGGGGCATTAAAATTAATTGCAGATATTGAAGGAAAGCGAATTGGTATGCTGCAAGAAGTTGGCCTATTAGATAATGCTGAATTAGCAAATCAAATTGCAGAAACAGAACGCAAGCAAGACATTCTTGTAAAAATATTAAAAGAGGTTACTGCTTCTTGCCCCAAGTGTAAGATGGATGTAGCAAAGAGACTTTCTCAAATTACTGGTATTGTTGAACCAGTTGTACTAAATGAAGAAGAGGCTAATGTTCTGTGAGCATGTTTACAAAGAAATGGATACTAAGCTGTGTCCAAAATGTGGCCTGCCCACACACAGCATTGATTGGAAAGAAGTAGCAAAGCTTCATAAGGAATGGATTGATAGCGGTAAATCTACACCGCAGGGTTGGTGGTCAATATAATGGATTTAGATTTTAATGATTTAATTGACATGCTGGACGGCGAAGAATTTGATGAGCGCCCAGTTGATCTTCGCACATTCGTAACAAGCCCTGATTACCTTGGGCTTCCACCTCTTTCTGAATATCAATATATATTAATTGAAAAGTCTTCTCAGGTCTATAAAGAGTCCACGCTCATTAAGTTATTTGGTGAAGAAGAAGGCAAGAGAATGTTTAAGCAAACAGCAAATGAAGTTGTTGCTCAATTGGGTAAAGGTTCTGGAAAAGACTACTGTTCTACAATATCAGTAGCCTATATAGTATATTTACTGTTATGCCTTAAGGATCCAGCATCGTATTATGGAAAGCCACCTGGAGACTCTATTGATATTATCAATATTGCTATTAACGCACAGCAAGCTAATAACGTATTCTTTAAAGGATTTAGAACACGCATAGATAAGTGTCAGTGGTTTGTTGGAAAATATACAGAAAAAGCTTCTGAAATTAAATTTAACAAAAATATTACAGTTCACTCAGGACACTCAGAGCGTGAAGCTTGGGAAGGGTATAACGTTATTGTTGTTATTCTAGACGAAATTTCTGGTTTTAGCGTAGAAAATACAACTGGTCATGAACAGGCAAAGACAGGAAGTCTTATCTATGAGATGTATCGTGCATCAGTTGATTCACGTTTTCCAGACTATGGCAAAGTAATTCTTCTTTCTTTCCCTAGATATAAAAATGATTATATTCAACAAAGATATGACGACGTAGTTGCAGAAAAAGAAGTTATTACTAGAACACATCACTTTAAACTAGATGATAACCTTCCAGATGGAACAGAAGGCAATGAATTTGATATTGAATGGGAAGAAGATCATATACTTTCATACAAGTATCCAAGAATGTACGCACTAAGAAGGCCTACATGGGAAATAAATCCAACAAGAAGTATAGATGATTTTAAAGTAGCATTTTATAAAAATGCTCCAGATGCTTTAGGGAGATTTGCATGTATGCCTTCTGAAGCAATTGATGCCTTTTTTAAATCAAGGGAGAAGATTGAAAAAGCTTTTAGCAATATGGCTTTAGCCGTAGATAATTTTGGAAGATTTGAAGATTGGTTTGCACCAGATCCAGATAAAGAATACTTCCTTCACGTAGACCTTGCACAAAAACATGACCATTGTGCAGTTGCTATGGCACATGTTCAAAAGTGGGTTAACGTAAAGGTAACTGATACATACTCTCAGCCAGCACCAATTGTAGAGATAGATGCGGTAAGATACTGGACGCCTACGCCAGACAAGTCTGTAGATTTTACTGAAGTTAAAGATTATATTTTGTCTCTTAGGACTAAAGGATTTAAAATAAGAGTTTGTACTTTTGATAGATGGAACTCTCATGATATGATGCAACAATTAAAACAATACGGAATTAACACAGAAACTTTATCTGTAGCCAAAAAACATTATGACGATATGGCTATGGTAGTAGCAGAAGATAGACTTAGTGGACCAGCAATTAAACTTCTGGTAGACGAACTGCTTCAATTAAAAATTATGCGAGATAGAGTTGATCACCCACGAAAAGGATCGAAGGACTTGGCGGATGCAGTTTGCGGTTCTGTTTATAATGCTATAAGCAGAAGTAGACCTCAAAATAACGAAACAATAGATATACACACTTATGATTCTTTAAAGTGGGATAGAGAAGAAGAAGATACAATATCTACAAACATGATAAGGCCTCCAAGGATGCCACAAAACTTATCAGATAGATGAAAGCGATGAAAGGTTAGCCTATTATCTAGAGATTGGTGCAGTCAGTCTTGAAGGTATGGACGAAAATGGAGAAATGATATATAGTATAACCGAGCTTGCAAAAGACATTGCTCCAGAATTATGGCAATCTCATATAGAATACGTAGATAAATCTCTTATGGAATTATATGAGCAGGGCTTAGTTGAAGTAGAATATGATGAAAACTTAGAGGCTACGCTTCACCTTACTGAAGAAGGTAAGAAAATAGCAAAGCTCAGAGGCCTTGTAGAAATGGACTTTAAGGATATTCCAAACGACTAATTGCAGGGTAATTAATTTTTTGATATAATATATTTAGGTCGCCATAAGGGGCCTAAACAAATTAACTTATTCGCTTGAAGGAGGAATAAAATGGTAACACAATTCGCTATGGATCTTTTTAGGGATCCATTTTTTATTGGCTTTAATCGTGAGATTGAAAGAATGGCTAATGTGCACAATGCTGCATCACGCCAATCATATCCACCGTATGATGTATTAAAGCTAGATGATGACACATATCTCGTATCTCTTGCAGTAGCAGGATTCACAAAGGACAATATTACCGTATCCGTAGACAACGGCACCCTTGTAGTATCTGGAGAAATTGTTGAGGTTACAGACGCAGAGGTTTTGCACAAAGGAATCGCTGCTCGTAAATTTACAAGATCTTTTGCCCTTGGAGAATACATGGAAGTGTCTGGCGCATCGTTAAAGGACGGCATGCTTAATATCAACATTAGCCGATTAGTCCCAGAAGATAAAAAGCCAAAGACCATCAAAATCAAATAAATAGTATAATATAAGTCTGCACCCCGTCACTGGGGAGTCGCAGGCTATTCGGGTCGCTACCCGAAGGATGGACCTGAGCATGTCCTCAAACTGCTCTTTATAATTTAAGGAGAATGATGTTTGAATACAGAGTTAAACAAGTCACAAAAATAGTGGACGGGGATACTATTGATGTTGACATTGATCTTGGATTCAGCATCTCATATTCTCAAAGACTTAGGTTAGCAGGTATAGATACGCCAGAGTCTAGAACAACAGATAAATTTGAAAAAAGTCTTGGGTTAGAGTCAAAAGAATATCTTAAGTCTAAGTTTAAAGACGCAAAAGATATAGTTGTAAAAACAGAAAAGCCAGATAGTTCAGAAAAGTATGGGAGAATTCTTGGATGGGTCTATTTAGATGGAAACACAAAATCAGTTAATGAACAGATGATTGAAGACGGTTATGCGTGGGGATACATGGGAGAAACTAAGGTCAAAGACTTTGCAGCCTTAGCAGAAAAGAGAAAAAAGAGCGGTAAGTAATGCCTATTTACGAATATAAGTGTGAGTGTTCTCCAGACAATATAGTGTCTAAGGAAAGATCTATAACATCAGTTGAACCTAACTATCTATGTGTAAGTTGTGGTAAAAGATTACAAAGACATTTCACACCTTTTGGAATACAGTTTAAAGGTAATGGATTTTACAAAACAGATAATGTTAAGTAATTTAAATTAACATTCTGCTATAATTGCTAAGTAAGCAAAGATATTGCATTACTTAGGAGATACCTAGTTGACTAGAAAGTTAGTGGCCAAGGTAGAGACAGCAGAAACAACACTACAGCAAGCTGCTGAAACTCAAGCAACAGCTATTATCAATACTATTCAGGCCAATGTGCCAAATACAGATACACAGGCTGCAACCACAATTGCTACTACTCAAGAGCCTATTGCTACGGCGGTAGCAGAGGCAACAGTAAAGGTGTCAGAAGCAAACGCTGCTATCCAGTCTGCAGAGACAGCCGTGGCTATTGCTACAACAGCACAAGCGGCAGTCGAGTCTCAAACTACAGTTGTGGCTACTGCTACTGAAAATCTTAATACATCACAAACCTCATTAAATACCATAACTCAGCAGGTTGAATCTCAGACCGCAGTTGTTGCAGCAGATACTCAGGCAGTTGCTACTGCTACAGCAGCTGTTACAGCCCAAACAGCGGTTGTTAATACAGAAACTGCAGAATTAACCGCCCTTCAAAATACACCTTCAGACAGCAAGACATATACAACTGAGGGGTACGTAGCACCTGTTGCTCCAGAAACACCAACAATAACTACTACAACTCTTCCTCCAATGTGGGATGCATCAACTAAAATAAATACACCATTTGATATTAAAATGGGTGACACCGTTTATGAAGGTCAAGGAAGCAATAGTCAAATATATGTAACTTCTAAAGCAACCATAACATTTGGCACAGGAGATCATAATTGGTGGGACTTCCCAGTGGGGCCACATATTTCTGTATACGGTTCTGATTTTATGAGTGCAGGAACTGGTGCAGGAATAACTGTAACCACAACAGAGACTACGCTTGCTGTCGATTGGGATTTGCATAGATTTGGAGACAATAACGGACCAATTACAAATGTTAATTGGACAATGACAGTCAACCCTACTTCTGGTGAATGGACTGGAACTGCAACTGTTGCTGGAAATACAACCTCTTTGTACGGAGGTCCACGTACTGGTGTTCGTGAAACAGCTGGTGCTCCAGTACAAGAAATGACAAATGTAACAAATGCAGAACTAACAACTCAAATTGCTGAGCAAACAACTGTTGTTGCTACAGAAACAGCAGAATTAAATACATTAACTCAGGTAAAGAATGAAGCTGTTGCAGTATTAGCAGCTGACACTACAGTATTAAATACACTACAAGAGCAAAAAGCAGTTGCGGAATCGACGGTAGCGTCAAATACTACTATCAAAGAAGCTGAAGTAGCAACTCTTAATAATCTTACTCAAACTGCAACCGCAACAGTACAAGCAGCAGATACCCTTGCTAACACAGCAGTGTCTAAAGTTAATGAGGCAGTAACAGCTATGACAAATGCTGCACAGGTTACAGTTAATTATTATGCGGAACAAAGAGCCGCACAGCAGGCTGCATCTCAAGCTGCAGCGGAAGCTGCAGCAGAACAAGCTGCACAAGAAGCAGCAGCAGCGGAAGCTGCAGCTGCAAGAGCAGAAGCCCAAGCTAAAGCAGCAGCGGAAGCTGCAGCAAAAGCAGAAGCAGAAGCTAAGGCAGCCGCTGAAGCAGCGGCTAAAGCAGAAGCAGATCGTGTAGCAGCAGAAGAAGCAGCGGCTAAAGCAGAAGCAGATCGTGTAGCAGCAGAAGAAGCAGCAGAAAAGGCAGAAGCGGAAGCTAAGGCGCAAGCCGAAGCAGATGCAAAAGCAGAAGCAGATAGGTTAGCAGCAGAGGCTGAGGCAGCAGCGCAAGCCGAAGCAGATGCTAAAGCAGAAGCAGAGGCTAAGGCACAAGCAGAGGCAGACGCAAAAGCAGAAGCAGAGGCTAAGGCAGCAGAAGCAGAAGCATTAAAAAAAGAAGCAGAAGCAAAAGAAGCAGAGGCTGAAAAAGCTAAAGCAGAAGAAGAAGCATTAAAGAAAGCAGCTGAAGAAGGCAAGCTAACTGAAGAGCAAAAAGAAGTTGTAGTAGAAAAATTAATAGAGAACCTCGCACCTGGAGAGTCTGTTTCAGCAGCAGAAATTAAAGCAGCAGGAGTTTCTTATTCAGATCTACCACCAGCAACACCAGTAGATGTTCGTACAGATGAAAACGGAAATGCTGTTGTAATTACTGCAGCAGTTGCTGCTCAAGTTGAATTATTACAAAATCCAGCAGCTTTAGTAGAAGAATTATTTACAAATCCAGCAGCAGCATTAGCGGCATTTGGAAGCATAGGCGCAGATATGTCAGATGAAGAAAGAGAAGAGGCAACAGATATGGTTGTTGCTACAGTTGTAGCAGCAGGTGCAGCAATTAATGCAGCAGCAGTTGCCACAGGAGGAGCCACTGGAAGTAGCACAGGAAGCGGAGGAAGTTCTGGTGGGGGTGGCGCTTCAGGAGCCAATTCACCAGGTTCACGAGGAGGTAGAAAATGGTAAGAGTAATAAAGAATATAATCAAGGATCTAATTGATCAGGCTTGGACCCTTCTAGGTATGTTTATAGCCTGGGTGGTCCTAGATGGATCTGCTAAAACTATTGTAGGCTATGGAATTATAGCCACTACAGCCCTTTGGGTAGTTACAAGCCCTGCTAGAAATAAAGACTCAGAATAGGGTATAATAGTGGTATGAAAAGAATAATGACTATTGCTTTGTCAGGCCTACTAATGCTATCATTAACTGGATGCGAATCTTTAAATAGATACCGCTATCCTTGTCAGGATCCTGCTAATTGGGAGAAGGCGGAATGCAATCCTCCAATCTGTGAAGCAACAGGCACATGCACTAAAGACGTAATTGGTAAATTATCAACTACAACAACTGAAACAGGTACACCAAATGGCTAAAGAAAGACTAAGTCCACAGGATTTAGATGCTAGATTAAAATTTATTTTAGGAATTACATTAGGCACAATTCTTTTGTGCACATCATTGGGCATT